GGAAATGGAAGAAAGCGACTTTTTACTTTCAAGATATAATCAATCACCAATAATCTAATGGCTATAAATTATACACAGGCTTTTAATGCAGGGGAAATATCCCGAAAAATGGATGGGCGTAATGACCTTGAAGTGTATAAAACTGGTTGTCGTGACCTAGATAACTTTTTTGTTTTACCACAAGGCGGTGTAGAACGTAGAGCAGGTACAGAGTTTGTACAATTTGCAGGAACAGACGGAACTAACCCTGCTCGTATGATTGAGTTTGATTTTTCTAGTGACATTCGTTTTGTTATAGAGTTAGGTACTGATTACGCTAAAGTACATTATACAGATAATAATGGTGCTGACCAAGTAGTTACTGTAACAGAAACAGATAACATTAATTATACTCAAGCAGAATTACGTCAAATACAATTTAATCGTAAGTATGATACTCTTATACTTACTTGTCCTACAAAAGAAACAATGATTCTTACTAGAGACACAATTACACCTACATTTTCTATAAAAGAAATAGATTATGTATATCCTCCATTAATGGAAAAAAACATTACATCTACTACTATTGATGTTTCTACTTTAAATTCTGGAAATCAATATTCTGGTGTTGTAACTTTAACTCCAAGTTCAGAAATATTTTTTGCAGGTCACGTTGGCTCTAGTTGGGGTATAGATCATATTCGTGCAGCAGATAAAAAAGAAATATCTGATACAAGAACAACTAATGGTGAAGATGCAAATAGTTCTAGTTTAGATGTTAGTTTTTCTAATTGGTCTTTTGAAACTGATGATACTTGGAATGGCTCTGTCGTAATACAAAGACAGATTAATGGTGGTGGTTATGTTGATTATATTGTTATAGGTGATACTACTGGTGGTGTATCAAGAAACTTTAAATATGCTTCATCTGTTTCAGAAGGTGCTAATACTGAACTTAGAGTAAAATGGGTTCTTGCTACTCCTGCAGGTTCTTTTAAATTTAGTTTAGAAGCAGATAATATTTATCATAAAGGTTTAGTAAAGATTACAGCAGTAGATGAATCTGCAAATCCAAATACTGCAACAGCTACGATAGTATCACAAATACAAGGTGGTCAAGCTGACCCTGCTGCTACAATACATTGGTCTGAAGGTGCATTTTCTACTTATCGTGGATTTTGTCCTGCATCAGAATTTTTTGAAAATAGATTATGGATGGCAGGTTCTAAAGATGAGCCTGCAGATATTTTTGCATCTGTGTTTGGTGAAATATTTAATTTTCTTTCTGGTACATTATCTACCGATGCTATTAAACGTACAATCGATTCACCAGAAGAACCTAAATGGTTAGAAAGCAAACGATATTTATTTTTAGGTACAGCAGGAACAGCGGTATCTATTCGTTCTGCAGATAAAGACTCTTTAATTACACAAACTAATATTACTACATTAGTAGAAAACGCTTATGGTTCTGCAGCATTACAAGCTGAAGTAGCTAATGATGTTATTATTTATGTACAACGTGATGGATTAAAACTTCGTGAATTAGTTTATGCACAAGGTGAAGATACATTTGTAGGTAATGATCTTAATTTAATTAGTGAAGATATTACTGACTCTGGTATTGTAGAAATGTTTGTACAAAAAGAACCTAATCAATTCGTATGGTGTATAAAAGAAAATGGTGATGCTTGTGTATTA